CTAACAGAAGCTTACATTGATTCGGAACTCCGAACAACCAATTGTAGCGTATGTGGTCAACCTGCGATTCGTATCGTTAGCAAGCCTATGGTCAAACTTGAGGGCGTGACCGGAGATTTTCCCGGAGCAGCAATGCAATGGGAAAGGAAGCGAAACGAGAAGATGGCGCAGGAAAGAAAGAGTGCCGCTGAGAATTAACCTAAGCACAAGCACATAGTTATATTCCACAATGCTTATTAGCACGGAGAGTTTAATGGCAACATTTATGGACGAAGGCGACGAGCCTTTACAAGAAAACGAAGAGTATTCATCTATCGAGGATGAGCAGGTACAGGATAACCTTGAACAGGAACCTGAACCACAAAATACAGAAGATGACATTCCTGATAAGTATAAGGGCAAGTCTGTTAAAGATATTGTTCGTATGCACCAAGAGGCCGAACGCGCAATCGGCAAGCAAGGGAGTGAAGTCGGGGAACTTCGGCGAATTGTAGATGACTTTGTACAAGCCCAAACCGTCACAAAACAACAACAAGCCCCAGAAGTCGAGGAAGAGGTAGATTTCTTTACCGATCCCGACAAGGCTATTGCATCAGCTATTTCTAAGCATCCGAAGGTGCGCGAGGCAGAACAACTCTCGGCACAAATGAAGAAGGCAGAAGCGCTGGCTAACCTAAAAACTGCACATCCTGATTTTACTGAAGTCGTTAATGACGGTAGCTTCGCTGAATGGATTAACAAGAGTAAGGTTAGGCAAGAGCTATTTAGTCGAGCAGACCGCTCCTACGATTTTGACGCTGCGAATGAGTTGTTATCTACTTGGAAAGAAAGAACACAAGTAGTCAACCAATCAAAAGAAGTCGAGAAAGTACAGCGTAAGCAAGCAGTCAAAGCAGCCTCCACTGGTTCGTCCAAAGGGTCTGGTGAGACAGCAAGTAAGAAAACCTATCGCAGAGCCGACATCATCGAACTCATGCGTACTAACCCTGACCGATACCAACAACTTGCTGACGAAATCATGCAAGCGTATTCGGAGGGTCGTGTTAAATAATCATTTTGAAAGAGAATTATCATGGCAGCTTTTAATAACGTGCCTAGTGTAACAAACACTACAGGCGCTGTATTTATCCCCGAATTGTGGTCTGACGAAATCATCGCAGCCTACAAGCAAAACCTCGTTATGGCGAACCTCGTCTCTAAAATGTCCTTCAAGGGCAAAAAGGGCGACACACTCCATATCCCTAAGCCTACCCGTGGCAACGCTAGTGTTAAAGCTTCTGAAGCTCAAGTCACTTTGCAAGCCGCAACTGAGACCGAAGTTCAGGTGTTGGTGAACAAGCACTATGAGTACAGCCGCTTGATCGAAGACATTACCGAAGTTCAAGCTTTGTCTTCACTGCGTAAGTTTTACACGGGTGACGCTGGCTACGCTTTGGCGAAGCAAGTTGATACCGACTTGATCCAATTGGGTCGTGATGCCCAAGGTGGTAACGGTACTATCGCTTATGACAAGGCTGTTATCGGTGGTGACGGTTCTACCCTGTACACGGGCGCTAACGAGTCTGCAATCACTGACGCTGGTATCCGTAAGGTTATCCAAACGTTGGACGATGCTGACGTGCCTATGGACGGTCGTGTGTTGGTTTTGCCTCCTGTGGCTCGTAACGTGATGATGGGCTTGGCTCGTTTCACTGAGCAAGCTTTCGTTGGTGAAGTTGGTGGTAACAACACCATCCGCAACGGTGAAATCGGTAACGTCTACGGCGTGAAGGTTTACGTTTCTACCAACTGCGAGACTGCCACTGGCGATGCTCGTATCGGTATGATGTTCCACAAGGATGCCTTTGTGTTGGCAGAGCAGATGGGTGTACGCTCACAGACTCAGTACAAGCAAGAGTATCTGGCGACATTGTTCACCTCTGACATGCTGTACGGCGTGAAAGAGTTGCGTGATGAGGCTGCTGTTGCAATCGCAATGGCTGCTTAATTAAGCTAGAGAGAGGGGTTCTTCGGAATCCTTCTCTTGTTAAAGGGCTTTTGTTAGAGCCTTTCAACAAGGGAACAAGGAGAAAACATGGCTATTTATCGTGGGCCGGGAGGTAGTGGCGATGCTACTAACGATGCTTCTATTGCGGCTGTAACAGCCCTGACAAATCGTGCTGAGACTGCCGCTACAGAAGCAGAACAAGCGGTTGTAGACGCTTCTAACGCTTCCAGACTTACTGTTAACTCTACCAACACTGGAGCCGTAGGAACAAACGCCTCAGTAACTATTAGTGGTCTTGCCGGAGCACAGGCACTAGCTTTTGTTATTCCTCAAGGGCCTCAAGGGGTACAAGGTGAAACAGGAAACACTGGTGCTCAAGGGCCGCAAGGCGATCAAGGCATCCAAGGTATTCAGGGTGACCAAGGCATACAAGGTATTCAAGGCATCCAAGGTATTCAAGGTGACACTGGTGATACAGGTGCTCAAGGCATCCAAGGTGACCAAGGCCCTCAAGGTGACCAAGGTATCCAAGGTATCCAAGGTATACAGGGTATCCAAGGTGAAACAGGAGACACTGGTGCTCAGGGTATCCAAGGTATCCAAGGTATTCAGGGTATTCAGGGCGAGACAGGTGCAACAGGGGCTGGTGTTGTTGTTGGCGGTACGACTGGTCAGGTTTTAACCAAAGCAAGCGCTACTGATTACGATACCGAGTGGACTACTGTTGATGCCTTACCTACTCAAACAGGCAACACTGGTAAATACTTAACAACAGACGGGACAGTAGCTTCTTGGGCTGATGTTGATTCACTACCTAGTCAAACTGGCAATGCAGGAACTTTTTTAACAACAGATGGAACTAATGCTTCATGGACTTCGACCATTAATGGAGGAACATACTAATGGCTAACACGATTATTATTAAGAACAGTACCACATCAGGTTCTGTTCCAGCTACTGAAGATGTAGCTGTAGGAGAACTGGCGTTAAACGTCGAAGATAGGAAGATGTACACTAAGAACAGTGGTGGTTCTGTTGTTCAAGTGGGTGGGGGCGCTACTGGTGCTGCTACTGATGATGTTTTTTACGAGAATGGTCAAACAGTGACTAATAGCTACTCTATCACAAGTGGTAAGAATGCTATGAGCACTGGGCCAATTACGATTGACTCTGGCGCGACAGTAACAGTACCAACTGGCTCACGCTGGTTAGTTCTTTAAGGGGATTATATGAGTATAGTTTTAAACGGAACAACTGGGATTACGCTGCCTGATGCCGCTGGTGGTTACTTGTTTGGTGGTATTACTTACCTAACCACTGGTACTGCTGCAACTTACACAACACCAACAGGTGCGAGAGCCTTGTATGTGGAAGTTGTTGGTGGTGGCGGTGGCGGCGGTGGTGTAGATGGCAACGGTTCAGAGGCGGCGGCTTGTGGCGGTGGCGCTGGCGGTGGTTGTGCCGAAAAGTTTATTGTTTCTCCAGACGCAACATATACATACACGGTTGGCGCTGGCGGTGCTGGAGGTGTTGCAGCCAACGATGGAGCCGTTGGTGGTGATAGTAGTTTTGGTTCTTTAACTGGAGGCGGTGGGCCGGGTGGTCAAAACATAACTCCTAGTACTACCGACGGTTTTTATGGCAATAACAATGGTGGTTCTGCAACAGGCGGTGATCTAAACATTTCAGGTCAACCCGGAGGACTAAGATACCGGGGTGATATATGGGGCGCTATTGTCGGTGGTTTTGGTGGTGGGTCAAAACTCGGCAATGGGCCACAAGGTAATCAAGCATCTAATGATTCCTTGGATGGTGTATCAGCAACAAATTATGGCGCTGGTGGTTCCGGGGCGGCAACAGATGACTCTACGGCTAACAGGAATGGCGGCGCTGGTTATCAAGGCGTGATAAGAATTACGGTGTACTACTAATATGAAAACAGTTATTTTAAATTCAGATGGTGTTGTGGTTAATGTTGGCGTAGGCGAACCTAGTAACCCAGCACCTTCCGGTATGACTTACGTGGTGGTTGATGAATCAGTGTGGGTCGGTACTGGTTTTATGCAAGCTGCTGATGGCAGTTTTTATGACCCAAACCCATCGGAGGATGATGTATGAGCAATATAGCAATTCAAGGGGCTACGACAGGCACAGGGGTTTTTACCCTTGAGTCTCCAGCGACCAATACCGACAGGACGCTTGTGTTGCCTGACGAGGCTGGGACGGTGTTGACGAGTGCGAGTGACTTAACTGGCGTTACTGGTGTCCCTAACCCTTTAACTTCCGGAACTGCGGTTGCTTCTACATCTGGAACAGCAATTGACTTTACTGGGATACCTAGTTGGGCGAAGCGGATTACTATGGTGTTTAAAGGTGTAAGTACAAACGGCAATGCGGTAGTCGGTTTCAGAATTGGGGACGGAGCATTTATTAGTACAGGATATGTTGGCGTTGTGAACAGAGCGCAAACTGCTCAAACTAATGCAGGGCTGGCTTACTCTACTAGTTTTGCAATAATAAATGCGACAGCCGCAGGTGTAAGTCAAAATGGGACGGCGGTGCTTACTCATATGGGTTCAAATGTTTGGAATTTCTCTGCGATTGCGGCAAGGGAAGACAATGTTTCAATCTACACTTGCAGCGGCACTTTAACACTTGCAGGTGTGTTAGATAGAGTTCAGCTAACTACAGAAGGCAGCGACACCTTTGACGCTGGCTTAATTAACATTATGTACGAATAAGGACACCCAATGCAAAGAATTGAAATTAATGTAATAACGGGTGAGAAGAAAGTTGTTGATTTGTCAGCAGCCGAGATTGCCGCCCTGCCAGAACCAGTGTTGCCTACTTACGCAGAACTAAGGGCACAAACCTACCCATCGATCGCTGACCAGCTAGATTTAATCTACCACGAAGGCATTGATGCTTGGAAGGCAACGATTGCCGCAGTTAAGGCGCAATATCCAAAGGAGACCACATAATGTCGGTATTAGCAACAAACGCCATCACAGACGCAGCAGGTGGCAACACAGCAACCATAAACAGCTACACACCTACCGAGTCAAACATGGCTGGCAGGAATAAAATCATCAACGGCTCAATGGTTTTTGACCAGAGGAACGCTGGGGCGAGTGGAACAGCAAGCGGATACACAGTAGATAGATTTGCTTATTATGGTTCACAGGCATCAAAAGGAACTTGGCAACAAAACGCTGGCTCTGTTACTCCTCCTACTGGATTTAAAAACTATCTTGGTTTTACGTCATCATCTGCATACAGCGTTTTATCAACAGATTTGTTTGAAATTTATCAACTAATTGAAGGTCTTAATTGTATTGATTTGGCTTTTGGAACAGCATCAGCATCATCTGTTACGTTTTCTTTTTGGGTTCGTAGTTCTTTAACTGGAACATTTGGCGGTTCTCTTGCAAATTCTGCTGGTGATAGGGCTTACCCATTTAGTTACACAATTTCTTCCGCAAACACTTGGGAGCAAAAGTCAATAACTATTGCTGGAGATACAACTGGAACTTGGTTAACCACTAATGGAATAGGTATACAAGTTCGTTTTGGGCTTGGTTCTGGCTCAACCTACACTGGGACAGCTAACGCATGGGGAAGTACAAATGCGATTCAACCTACTGGAAGTGTTAGCGTAGTCGGCACAAGCGGAGCCACCTTCTACATCACAGGCGTACAACTTGAAGCGGGAAGCGTGACGACTCCTTTTGAGCATCGGCAGTATGGGCAGGAGTTGGCGTTGTGTCGCAGGTATCTACCTGCGTATAACCCGGGGTCTTCTGGTTCTCTTGGAAGCGGGATGTGTATTACAACATCTTCCGCAATGATATTTGTCCCTTTTGATGTGCCAGCCAGAGTTGCGCCAAATG